TATGAACCGTTTGAGTTTCCTGTTTTTGTTCCTGTAAACATTGATTAAATTAAGATTAAGGATTATTAAAGTTGATTGTTGCTTTTGTTAGAATACTGTCTTTAGGGCTTACACTCAAAGAATTAATTGGTGCTGCAAGAGTCCCGTAATAAGGTTTGTTCCAAGGATTCCAATACGGATTCCTATAAACTTCTTTTTCTACAATAATTTCTTTGTATTTAATGGTTTCCACATATGGAATGAATTTCCATTGTTCCCAATCTTCTGGAAACCAAGATATTAAATAATTAAAAACAGTTGCCACTTGAGCTTGACCTTCAATAGCAACTGTTTTATCTTCAGTGTTTACATGTAATTTCATTTAACAAAAACTTTATCCCAACTATCCTTAAAGATCTTATTCTGACCTGTTGTAGTATAATCTGGATTTGTTAGTTCTAAAATTACAAACTCTTGGTTACTTAAGTGTGCAGGTCTAGCTCCAGTAGCCAAATCCTGTTCATGCGTTTTAAAACTTAAAATAGTTTGATTCACATTTTGAGGATTTCTATACATGTAACCAATTGCATCTGCTCCAGCACAAGTAATTTGTTTGATCTTACCTGTGAGTGCCAAATCCTTAGCAGCTAAGTCCTTACCTTGTTTATTAATACTTGAGTCTTTTGTATGACTTACCAAGATAAAACATGTATTACACTTACCTTCTAAAGGTTCTAACAACTTTTCAAAAGCTTTTCTCAACCAACCATAACCTGCTCCATTTGGGAGTTCTGATATAACGTCTGTTCCAGGAAAACTTTTACCCATAGGTGTTTGCTTATAAAGTACTGTTGCAAATTTAGTAGCATATTCTTCTAATGCAGATGTAGTAAGTTTGTATAATGCTTCATACAAAGGTATGAATCAACTTGCAGCTTGGGCTGCTGAAAATGGTAAATTGATTTCAATGGTATTGGTAGTTCGTGAAAAAGATGTAGTAGGTACTGATGGTAACACTACAACTAAGAACTATCAAGGAGTTTCTGGTGCATCTGAAACATGGTTTTCAGGGCCTGTTACAGATTGGGCTGAAAAGAAACTTCTTGAAAGATATGAAAAATCTTTAGAAGTTGGTGCTGGACAAACTCAAGCATATCCTTTAATAAAGGACTTGTTTACCATCAAGTATCAAGACTTTAATAAAGCTGATTGCTTTAATAACGTACCTAACAATCCTACACCACAAGCTGGAGGAAGCTGGAACTAAATGTTTAAAGGACTTAGACCAACATATAGGAAGAGTTCAGAGGTATTGAACCAGATTTCTCAAGAGCAAGTCTTTTCAGAATATCTTGGAATATACCCTGATTTGAGCCAAAGGTTTAAGTCTCCATTTAGAGCAAATGATAAGAATCCTGGATGCCGTTTTATATGGTATTCCGGGATTCTTTATTTTGTTGAAAATACAATGTTTAACAACAAACTATATTGGTCTTGTATTGATGTAGTAATGTATGTTAAGAATTGTAGCTTTCAAGAAGCTTTAGATATACTTTGGCAAAAATCTCTTCCAGTAAAAGTAGGTAAAGTTATTCCAAACAAAACATTTGTTCCAGAAATTAGGTTTGAAAAACAACCTTGGGAAGAACCTAACATGTTTATGTTGTCTGGAGATATTCTGGAGAAAGAGTTAGTATTTAAGGTCAAGAACTACTGGATAAAAACAAAAGGTGGTTGGTTCAAAAACAGTATTCATGACCCAAATAAAACTCTAACTATAGCATATTTTTTTCCAGAAACTAATCATGTGAAACTTTATTTTCCAAATGAGTTGGAGAATAAATGGTATTCCAATTGCAGTACACAAGATATATTTGGATACCATAAAATAAAATATTATCAATCCTATTCCGACAAACTTATAATAACCAAATCAGGGAAAGATAGATTGATGTTAGGTTATTTTATTGGTATTCCAAGTATAGCTTTGCAAAATGAAGGTTGTTATTTACCTGATGAAATAGCTTTAGATTTAGATGTAAGTTTTAAAGATATATCTTTCTTATATGATAATGATATATCTGGAATTTTACAAGCTCAAAAGTTAAGTGAAAAATATGGTTATCCTTATAAAGTCATAGAGTGTGATGTTAAAGATCCATTTGAAATGATTAGTAAGTTTGGAATAGAAAATACAAAAAAATTAATATTATGAAATATGAAATTTGGATGGAAGGTTATGCAGTTACTGGAAATCAAAGTGATGCACAAATGATTGGTGAATATGAAGCAGATAGTTTTGATGAAGCAGTTGAAAAATTAAATCAAGAAGCTGTTGAAAAATACGGTAAAGTAAGTGCGGTAAAAGGTGGGTTACTTGATTCTGAAACTACGAAACCAATTGATAATTGGACTATTTGGGGTTGTAGATTATTTGATAATGAAGTTGACGCTAGAAAATCATTTGGATAATGCATAAAGTAACAGAATTAGCAGTAGCAGGAATACATCCTGGATGGAAGACTTTACTCAATACTCCAGCTAATGAAACTGAGTCTTTAATGGATATTCTAGATAGAACAATTGTTTCAGTAATCAATAAAGGTGGAACATTGTGTCCTGATACTCCAGATAAGATTTTAAGATGTCTAAGATTGAATCCTGATTTAATTAAAGTTGTTATTTGCTCGCAAGACCCATATCCTCAACCTGGAGTGGCTACAGGTTTGTCATTTGCAGTTAAGTATGGAGAAAAAAGACAACCTAGTTTAAATATGTTGGTTAGAGAGTTACAAATAGAGTACCCTGATTGTGATACTGAATTATTTGATTCTACTTTAACTCAATGGGAAGAACAAGGAGTTTTACTTCTAAATTCTAGTTTGAGTTGTGAAGCTTTTAAATCTGGAAGTCACAGTAAATTATGGGAAGATTTTATGGCAGGATTAATTAAAGTTTTAAATGACTTTAAAATAACTAGAAAGGAGATGACTAGTTTAGTATTTGTATTCTTAGGAGCACAAGCTCAACTATATTCTAACTTGGTTAATGAAAAGTTACATTATAAATTATCTAGGTACCATCCAGCAGCAGAAAGTCATGGAAGTAATAAATTCACAGGATTCTATCAAGAAGTTAATGCTTATTTGTTGGAATCTGGACAAGAACAAATTAATTGGATATGACCAATTGTGATCCTCGTATGGCTAGAACACCTTATGTTAAAGAATATCCACTAATACCAAGTCCCATGTTTGAACCAGATGATATAGACCCAGCAACCCTTGAAATATTTAAAACTGTATTGGAAAGTAGAAGTGGTAAACGTTGGTTTCATGAATATATTGTGAGGCAACTATCTCAAACTCACTTTATAATGCTTTCTGAAGAGAATGGGGTTCGTGGATATATTAAATCCTATGGATATTTACCTAATTACGAAATAACAATTAAACCAGAAGACTCATGGCTCAAGAAGTGGATCAAGCGTCAGTTGATGTAATTAAAACTATTTTGGAAAGTGAAAATGGACAGGTATTCTTTAGAGAATACCTTAGTAAGTATTTAAGAATAGAACACTTGTTATATGTTGATGGAGATTTTAGAGTTTCACTACATTTCAAAAATGTCATGTTTACTTCTACTTTAATTACAAACACTAATGGCACACCCAAATAAAGTAAAAGGTAATGTTCTAGAACAAACTGTAGCCAAAGATTTAAGATCTAAGTTTCCATTTTGTAAAACTGCAAGACAAACTAGTAGATTGTTGGATGACTGTAAAATTGATTTGACAGGTATACCATTACTTATTCAGTGTAAAGCAGGTTATAATAAATCAAGACCAAAATTTGAAGTTCTTTATTTAGAAATGAAAGCTTTGGTAGAAAAGAATTTTCCTAAAGCACATCCAGTGCACAATTTACCATATGTTTTAATTAATAAACTAAATAGGATTAAAGGAGGTAAACAGAGTCAGCCAGAAATGAATCAGGTTACCATTGAATACTCTTTCTTTCTAGAGTTAATTAAAAACTATGAAACCAATAATCCAGAAATTTAATCCATGATTAAATACGACAATAAGGAACAGTTTATTGTAGAGAAAGGGTATCTAAATAGAACTAGATATTATCTTTATCCTGCAATAGTACTGATGAAATCTTATAGACCAGCATTAACAAATTTAAAAGATAATTTTTTATGTTGTTCCTATAAGAATGAGAAAATTGTTTTGTATTATGATAGGAAAAATACTATTGCAATACATGAGTTAATTAAAACTTTAAAACAAAACAATGAATATATTGATGATTACATGCATAATGAAAATGTATATGCTGTAGAAGTAAGACCTGAGTTAAATTATGCAGCGTTTGAAGAAGGTCGGTATTCAGATATTTATTTAGAAGATCAAATTAACTTAGCATTTAGTACTTCAGGTAAAACTAAAAAGGTTTTAACTAGAGATCCTGAATATAAACAAGTTTACGTAGATTTACTAAATGAATGGTTTAATACTCGACATTCAATTGAAACGTTGGAGTCTAGACCAA